CAGGCAAGATCGAATGGATGGATCCTGTCGGTTTCCTGGAAATATGCGAATTCCTGACCATTGTCGGTTTGAATAATCCTTGGTATATATCCGAAGTAACAGACAGCCCTGTACAGGAAATCTACCGCGGTGAACGACGAATGATCCTTGTAAGCGTAGATAAACCTTTCCCTGGAAGCCTCATCTATGATTGTGAACTGATAATAACGATTGTCGTCCCACATATTGGCGTTACATTCTCTCGGGACGTACTTCACGTCCAATTGCATCTTTTCACCCATTAACTTAGGCGTATGGTACTTTTTTGGCTTATAGGGCTTTCTTTTCTGTAATAACCTAGCCGCACTAAAACGCGATATAAGCTGCTGTAATGCCTTGAATAAGCGATTTGATGCCTTAGTTTTGTGTAGAGCTCCGTAAGCCCTATGTTGGGGTTTCGCCGGATCAGGTTTATGATTTTGCGTATTTCAAACTCGGTATGGCTGTTGGGGTGCGGTGTATGAGGCCTTCGACTCTTCTCCATAAGGGATTCCTTAGTCCCATCGTAGGCCTTATTCCAGCGCATCAGAGAGGCTTTGGAAATGTGATATTTCCGGCAAATGTGTGAAACCGAGTACTTTCCCGTGCGGTATGTTTGAACCGCGTGTAGTTTTGTCTTGATATCATGAAACTTTTGTGATAAAATGGCTCTGTGATTTATACTCCTCTCATGAAGAAGACTTTGCCAGTTTTCTTCTTCCACATGGTCGAGTATAAATCATTTTTGCTTTTTATTCAAGATAAGTCTCATATGTATTGTAACATAACAAGCCAAAAATTCATCAGATGATAATCCAAGTGCAGAATATTGAGCAGAGAATTCATTAAGAATACTCATTAAGTCGCCATTCTTATCAGCACCGTTTTGTGCTCCATATGCAATTAGGTTATAGGCTTCCTCAGAAGAAATACCGAAGTTTTTCATTAATGAAGACACTGCTTGTGCTGATTCTTTTAAGTCGTACCCAAAAGTATCACGTAGTGCAAATCCTGATTCCGTAGCTTTTTGAAGTTCCTCACCCATCAAACCTGTTGCTCGACTTACTGCTGATATTCCATTAGCTACATCTTCCAGGCTATCTCCAAAGTTGTGTGTATAAACACTTTGTGCAATTGATCCTAATTGTTCTAGTTCTTCTTCAGTTGCACCTGTTGATGCTGCAATTTGATTTATTGCTTTGTTATACTCATCACCAAGTTTTACTAGTTGAACACCAGTTGCAATTGCTGCTGCTGTTATTGCGGCCATTGCTGTTGCAAGAGCGACTCCCATTGATTTAGCTAATCCTGCAAGTTTAGAATATTGATCACCAGCATTATCAGCTTTATCACTACTGTCTTGTAAAGAATCTCCCAAATCATCAGTTGAATCACTCGCATCATCAGATGCTTCGCTATTATCACCAAGTAACTCTGTATTTTTCTTGAGTTCTTTAGACATGTCATTAAGTTCTGCTTGAGCATTATTCAATTGAACTTGCCATGCTTTTGTTCTCTTATCATTTTCACCAAAAGAATCTGAAACATTTTTTAAAGCCGACCTTAATTTTTCTATTTTTTGTTTTTGTGTATCGATTGATTTTTGCAGTACTTCATTTCTAGCAGCTAAAGCTTGCTCTGATTTATCTTGCTTATCAAATTGACTCTCGATTAGTTTCATCTCAGAGCCTAACACTTTAAATGATTGATTGATTTCGACTAACTGAGCTTTGAACTCCTTCTCGCCTTCAATACCAATTTTTAAACCAAAATTATCAGCCACATGCTTCACCTCCTTTAGATGCCATCAGGCAAAATATCATCAATGGAATGCTCCACTTTTGGCTTAGAGAAACCTATAAATTGTTTGTGACATTCCCATAGGTCTAGTAAAAGACCAAAAGGCATCATCCATACTTCTTCCTGTGCGAGGTGAAGGTGAACAATGCCGTAATATAAAAGACGAGTAAACAACTCTTCGTCACTTACTCGTCCTGTGCGTTTTCTGATGGATCTTCACTCTCAACGTTTCTTTTTGTTCCTTTTAACAATGCTTCAGTGATTGCATCTTTAAAGTTGCCTAAATCATTTGCCGTTGTTAATAGTTCAACTTCATCTTCAGTTAATAGATCCTTTTCATTTCCTTTGTTTCTTAAGTTATGAATCAATATCGGTTGATTAGCAAGAAGTGTAATTAAATACACAACTTCCGATAATGCAGCATCAAAGTTTTCACTATTTAAAAGCTTATCGCCAAGTTTATCTAATCCACCATATCTTTTAGCAATCTCTTTTGTTGCTTTGGTAGTTAGTAATAACTCGAATTCTCTACCACCAATATTAATAGCGGTGCTTCTGTCATCACCCATTTTTTATTCCTCCTGTTGAACTGGAATTCCAGCGTAAGTTGGTTCGTACATTGCATCATACCAATCTTCGATAATTGTTTTAGTGCTCTCAGATTCAGTTACTTCAGCTTTCCAAGGGTGCTTAAGTGATGTATCTGGTTTGTTTCTTCTTAAAATTGTGCCTTCGATAGTTGGTGTTGAGAATGTAATACCATCACCTTTCGTAGCTAGGTTTGTCGCAGGGATATTAAATAATACTCTGTATAACCAAAAGTACTTATATTTCCCATTAGATTTTTTAGCTCTAAAACCAATTGCTACAGGATTTGCAGTATCGTTTTCACCAGAAATCAGTACTCCGTTATTATCAACTACTGCACCTACTAAGTCTGCTATAACGTCATGGCCAATGTCATCTACTGAAAGTGAAATTGTACCACTCTTAAATTCTCTTACAATTTCTGCTTGTCCATCGTCAGCGTAAAGAGTTGCTTCATTTAACTCCACACTTAAGTCAGCAGATATTGCCTTTGCCAGTTGACTAGGCGTACCATAAGTTTCATTACCATTTTCATCTTCGGTAATCTTTGCATAGTACAACTTATCTAATCCGATTGTTGCCATTTTATTGTTCCTCCTCAATGTTAAAATGATCGGCCACATCAATTGTGAAATGATGATATTTGGATTCTTTTTCATATCCGTTATATCTTCTTTCTGTTATTGTTAAGCCGTTTACTAATAATAATTTTTCCAAATTCCTCTTTATACTTAGGTAGTTTGATTTTGAATATATGGATATTCTTACTTCTTCGATATCTTGTTTTGGTAAGTTATCTGCATAAAGTTCATAAGTTGATGTTACAGGGATTAAAACGATGTATTGTTCAGGTGCTTGTCCAGAAAAAATACCTGTTTCAATTGGAACATCGAGTTGAGAGAATAATGATATGAGTTTTTCAAGAAGCATCATATTTTATTAATTTCCTCCTCAAGTTTATTGATCATAGTATCCATGCATGCCTGTTTGGTCGATCTGACAGCTGGTTTTAGAAAAGGTCTAGCTGGTTGATTATGTTTCCCATACTCAATTATGTTTGCTATCATAGCATTTGATTTTCCATCTTTTCTAGGCTCTCTAAATCCAATTTTAATGTTGCTATTGCCATTTTTATCCACCTTTACTGGACTGACACCTAAAGAGTCAATAAGCTCGCCTGTTGATCTGGATTCGACTTTTGTGTCTCTTCCTACAACGGATTCAAGATTGATTTTTACTTTATCAAAAATAACCTCGCTCCCGCTTTCAAGAACCTTAGTTGTTATCTCATCGGTTTTAGCTCCTAATCTTGATAATTTCTTTAGGAACTCTTCAGGCATTTTGACAGTTGCCTTAGCCATCGACTGGTTCCACCTTTTTTGCTAAAACTTCAATATACATCTTTTTCCCTTTTACATCCTCAATTGAAAATATCTCAAAATCAGAACCATCACATACGATTACCATGTTTGTTGTTAATTCAACATTAGGTACAATTCTAAACCTAAACAAATCAGTAGCTGTAGTGAAAGCGGCTCTATTAGCCCACATTGCATTGCCATGTCTACCTTCACGATAAGCCCTAATTGACGCTACTATTTCTTTAGTTTCATTCATAAAACCATCTTTATCTTTAGACTTAATTGGAAGAACTATCTGAATAAAATCGTTCATTTTTCCATAACTCATACCTTCCACTCCCTATCAAGTCTTAAAAGCAAATTGACTGTATTCCATACTTGTTGTCCTGCTTGAACATTATCAGAAAAGAAACCACCAGTTGATCCATCTCTAGATTCATAAAAGTGACTTGCTAACATGATAATTGCTTGCTTTGTTGTCGCTGGCATTTCATGAGATAAATAATATCCTTCTGAAACATGCTGGAAACTTTCTGCATAGGAAACTGCAGCGGTGATGTAACTTTCAATTAGACCATCATCTTCTGAATGCTCAATAATTAAATTTTGTTTGACTTTTTGTAGTAAATCTGAAGTTGCCATCACCACCACCTCCTTATTCGTTTTCAATAATAATTGTTATTGTTTCTGTTTTATATCCAGGTTTACCCAATGTTATTACCTTTGGAGTTTCTACTACTTCATTTGCTTTGATCCATAAAACAAATGATCCAGCTGGGCATCCTACAGTTGTTGCTTCGTTAACATCAGCTGACGTTAAAGAATAAGAGCCGTTATAAATAACATCAATAATTGAATTTAGACCAGTTCCAATAGAAAGACCAATCCATTTATGAACACCTTGTTCTGAATTATTTGAATCAAAAGCAATCAACTCATCTACAGGAACCTTTATAGTAACTGTACCTTCATTAAATGTTATACTTTCAATTTTGCTGTGATTTGTAACAATATCCCCAATTTCATTAGGAATAGTTCCAACTGTTACATCGAATAAATCTTTTGCAACAATTCCTGCTTCTTTTAACTTAGTGATCAGTTCATTAAAGTCATTTTTTAATGTTCCTATGTTTGATGCACTAGATTCTTTTACATTTAATGCTTCTTTTACTCCGCCAATTGATGTTGTAGTTGCAGGATTTAAGGTGTAGGGACTTTTCTCTACACCATTTACCTCTGCATTTTCATTAACAGTAAGTTTACCGTTGATAACAATCTCACCATTAATTACTGTTTTCTCTCCACCTTGTTCGGTATAATTTTTCACATTGTAACTCATATCGTTACCCCCTTAAGCCTTAATCTTTAAGATTTTGACTGCTTCAGGTAGTACAAGTTTTCCATCAACACGTTCTTTAGCAACAAAACCAATCATTCCGTTTCCTGCGAATAATTCTTTTAATTCAGCAAATGAACGAACACCACGATCACCGATGTTGTAGTATGAAAAATCACCAAATGCAATGACAGGTGCACCAGCTTCAATAGTTGGAACATATGCTGATGTTAACACTTCATAACCAAGCAAACGATCAGGTTCCCCAGCCTGAAGAGCAGGTTGCCAGATGTACTGACCATTACCATCTTTTAGTTTTCTCAAAGTTGCAATTGTTTGATCGTTTAAAATAAACTTAGCATTCTTTCTGTATGGACGTTTTAACGCATACACAAGGTTGACGATTTCATCATAAGTGATCGCTGTTGAGCTTGCCGTTGTGACAGCTACTTCACCACCACCATTTACTGCAAAAATACCCAGAGGTTTTCCTTCACCATTACCATTTAAGAATTGATGTGAACCCCATAACTTGTACTTATTTGATAAAATATTTGAGGTGATTTTATGAAAAAGGACAAAAGGGTACGTGGAATCTATAAAAAAGTTCC